TAAAAATTATTTCACTTGACAAAGGTCTTGTGCCTTTTAAACTATATCCATATCAACATCAAATGTTTTCTCATTTTGATAACAACAGATTTTCTATTGTATTAGCATGTAGACAATCAGGTAAATCGATTAGTTCAGTTGCATATCTATTATGGTATGCATGTTTTCACCCCGAAAAAACGATTGCGATACTGGCAAACAAAGGTGCAGTAGCAAGAGAAATGTTAGCAAGAATAACTCTTATGTTAGAGAATCTACCTTTCTTTCTTCAACCAGGTACCAAAGCACTTAACAAAGGTTCACTAGAATTTAGTAACAACAGTCGTATTATCGCATCGGCAACTTCTGGTAGTTCGATTCGTGGTATGTCAGTCAACCTATTGTATCTTGATGAGTTTGCTTTTGTAGAACGTGCCAATGAGTTTTACACATCTACATATCCTGTTATTTCTGCTGGTACTGATACGAAAGTAATCGTGACTTCGACTGCAAATGGAATCGGTAATACGTTTCATAAACTATGGGAAGGTGCATGTCAAAATGTAAATGAGTTTGTGCCATTTACTGTAAATTGGAATGATGTCCCTGGACGTGACGAGAAATGGAAAGAAATGACAATCGCAAATACGTCTGCTTTACAATTCGACCAAGAGTTTGGTAACACATTCTTTGGTACAGGTGATACTTTGATTAATGGTGAAACACTCATGGGTTTTCGTGCAAAGAATCCACGAAAGGTACGAGAGAATGGTGATTTATTAATTTATCGAGAACCTACTAAAGACCACCAATACATCATGACAGTAGATGTCTGCAAAGGAAGGGGACAGGATTATTCTACGTTTAACGTTATCGATATTAGCACTAGGCCCTTTAAACAAGTCGCTGTTTATCGCAATAATACTATTTCTCCTGTTTTGTTTCCTAATATTATATATAAGTACGCCAAATTCTATAATGACTGTTATGTTGTTATAGAATCAAATGACCAGGGTTCTGTAGTCTGCAATGGACTATATCAAGAACTAGAATATGAAAATATTCACATGGAATCTGCAGTTAAGGCAGATAGAATTGGTATTGAAATGACACGTAAAGTAAAACGTATTGGGTGTTCATCAATTAAAGATATTCTAGAGCATCGTAAACTCCAGATATACGATGAACAAACGATACTTGAAATATCTACATTTACTGCTCGAGGTCAATCTTACGAAGCAAGTGATGGTAATCATGACGACCTAATGATGAATCTAGTATTATTTGGTTACTTTGTTTCTGGTACGTATTTTAGAGACTTAACTGACATTGACTTGAAAAAAATAATGTTTGAAGATAGAATGAAAGAAATAGATGAAGATGTACCACCTGTTGGATTCATAGATGATGGAACTCAGTTTGAACAAGAACTAGAAAGAAAAGAAGAAGCAGAACGTTGGTTTGAACAACACAATGACCAAATCATACAAGAAGAGTGGTAGAAAACACCTTTTGTATAAATAAAAGCATATATTGAAATATAACCGTATTATGATAACTTATAATTAGACAAACGAATAGGATAGAATCATGGCATTATTTACACCTTCGGCATCGCCTGCGGTAACTGTAAAAGAAATCGACTTAACGGGAGTAGTCCCTAATGTTGCAACTAATACAGGTGCTTTTGTAGGTAACTTCGGTTGGGGACCAGTAGGAGAAACTACACTTGTTTCAAACGAAGCAGGACTAGTAGAAGTTTTTTCTGCACCAACAACTGACAATACGGTTGACTTTCACTCGGCCGCTTTCTTTTTAAAATACTCTAATGCACTACAAGTAGTACGTGAGACAGACTCAGATGCTAGAAACTCTCTAGCAGTTAACAATAAAACTGGTACTAATGCAGTAGCAACTAACCAAGCATTAAACAATTTAAATGCATTTGAGGCCGCATCAATCGACTCAAATGATGGTGCATTTATTGGAAGATTTCCAGGGGCATTAGGTAACTCTTTATTAGTATCAGTCTGTGGAAGTTCAGACTCAGACGGTAGTGGTGCTATTAATTTTAATTCATGGACATACAAATCACAATTTGATGCCGCACCAGGGACTTCTTCATTTGTAAGTGGTCTTGGTGGTAAAAACGATGAAATACATATAGCAGTTGTTGACGAAGATGGTGAAATATCAGGAACTGCTGGTACAGTTTTAGAAACATATCCTTTCTTATCAGTTGCCTCTAATGCAAAAGCAACTGATGGTACGTCTAATTATTACAAAGATGTTATCAAAGCACGTTCAGAATACATTTATGCTGGCGCATTTCATAGACATGGTGATTCAGATGGAATCAACGATTTCTCTGGTGCTTTATGGGATACTGCGGCAGTAAATGGTTCTCAAAACTTTGCTTCTGATGTAACTTTTGGAACAGGTCAAAACGAATGGTCATTTACTGGTGGTGCTAGTTCATCATCATTAGGTACAGATGACATATTAAGAGGTTTTGATAAGTTTGAAGATGTTGACAATATTGAAGTCGACTTCTTAATTGCTCCAGAATCTATCGCAGATGCTAATGCAACTACAGTTGTAAATGACTTAGTTGCTACTGCATCATCATTAAGAAAAGATTGTGTAGCAGTTGCATCGCCTAGTAGAAATGCGGCAGTCACACTTGGTACAAATACGGCAGTATTAGCATGTAATAATACATACACTAAATCATCTTATCTAGTACAAGATAATAATTATCTGAAAGTATTTGATAAGTATAACGACCAATTTATTAAGATTCCTGCGGCATCAAGTACTGCAGGTCTAATGGCGGCAACTGACTTAGTTGCGGCAAATTGGTTCTCACCTGCTGGACAAAGACGTGGTAGATATCTAGGTATTACAGATATCGAATTAAGTCCAAATAAATCTGAAAGAGATACACTTTATAAAGCAGGTATAAACCCAATAGCAAATATACCAGGTCAAGGTATTATGTTGTTCGGTGATAAAACTAACGAATCTAGACCATCTGCATTTGATAGAATCAATGTCAGACGATTATTCTTAGGTATAGAAAGAGCAATTGCGATTGCTGGTAGAAATGTAATGTTTGAATTCAACGATGAGTTTACTCGTGCTGAGTTCGTAAACATTGTCGAACCTTTCTTAAGAGAAATTCAAGGTCGAAGGGGTATAACAGACTTTAGGGTTGTTTGTGATTCAACAAATAACACCGCGGCAGTTATAGATAGAAACGAGTTTATTGCAAGTATATTTATTAAACCTGCAAGAAGCATTAACTTTGTGACTCTTAACTTTGTAGCAGTTAGAACTGGTGTAGAGTTTGAAGAAGTCGTAGGAACAGTTTAAGGAGATAAGTAATGGCAATAATGGGCGTAGATGATTTTAAATCCAAGATAAGAGGTGGTGGTGCTAGACCTAATCTCTTTAAAGCGACTATTAACTTTCCTGCATATGCAGAAGCAGACGTTGAATTGACTTCATTTTTATGTAAGGCCGCTCAATTACCTGCGGCAGTTATGAATGAGTTAATTGTACCTTTTAGAGGTCGTCAACTTAAAGTAGCAGGTGATAGAACGTTTGAATCTTGGACTGCAACAATAATTAACGATACTGATTTTAATGTTAGAAATGCTATGGAAAGATGGCAGAATGGTATTAACAATCATAAAGCAAATACTGGTCTAACAAACCCTGTTGATTATCAAGCAGATTTAATCGTAGAACAGTTAGACCGAGACGAATCGGTCATCAAGACTTATAATTTTAGAGGTGCATTCCCTATAAATATTAGTGCAATTGACTTAAACTATGAAACAGTAGACACTATTGAAGAGTTTACAGTTGAGTTTGCAATACAATATTGGGAAAGTAACACTACATCGTAGTCTTAAAACATATATAAATAAAGAGTAAGAATAAAACTTGCTCTTTATTATGGGCGAATTGAATATAATATGAGAAATATATATGGCAGAACAAGACAATAGTATTCTGAAACTTTTTGGTTTTGAACTAAAAAGAGCAGAAGATAAACAAAAAGAAGAGAAAAAGAAAAAACTTCAATCAGTGGTCACACCCACAGACCCTGATGGTGCTGGATATGTAACTGCAAGTGGGTCTCACTATGGCCAGTTCATTGACATGGACGGCAATCAAGCAAAAGATAATAGACAACTAGTACTTAAATATCGTGGTGTTGCAGTTCACCCAGAAGTCGATGCGGCGATAGAAGATATTGTTAATGAAGCAATCGTAGGGTCTGAAAATGAAGCACCAGTCGAATTAAATCTTGATAACGTAGATGCACCAGACAATATCAAGAAAACAATGATAGAAGAATTCAATAAAGTTATTGGTATGATGAAGTTTACTGAAATGGGTACAGATATCTTTAGGTCTTATTACATTGATGGTAGACTATATCATCACTTAATAGTCAACGAATCACAACCTAAACTTGGTATACAAGACATTCGAAACATTGATGCTACTAAAATAAGAAAAGTTAAGAATGTCAAATACAAGAAAGACCCTGCAACTGGTGCCAAGATTGTAGATAAAGTAGAAGAGTTTTACATCTTTCAAGAAAAGACTGGTAGTAATCAGGGTGTGAGATTATCACCTGATTCAGTATCATATGTTACATCTGGTCTTATGGACCCAACAAAGAAAACTGTTGTATCTTATTTACACAAAGCATTAAAACCAATCAATCAATTAAGAATGATGGAAGACTCTCTTGTAATCTATCGATTAGCAAGAGCGCCAGAAAGAAGAATATTCTACATCGATGTTGGTAATATGCCAAGAGGTAAATCAGAAGCATATATGAAAGACATTATGACTCGTTATCGAAACAAGTTAGTTTATGATGCAAGTACTGGTGAATTAAAAGATGATAGAAAGCACATGTCAATGCTTGAGGACTTTTGGTTACCTAGACGTGAAGGTGGTAGAGGAACAGAAATTACTACATTACCTGGTGGTGAAAACTTAGGTCAAATAGATGATATTGTTTACTTTCAGAAAAGATTGTATCGTTCATTGAACGTACCACTTAGCAGATTAGAACAAGAAGCACAATTTAGTCTTGGTAGAAGTACTGAGATTAATCGTGATGAAGTCAAGTTTCAAAAGTTTATTGACAAAGTAAGAAAAAGATTTTCAAAACTCTTTACTGAGATATTAAGAAAGCAACTAATCCTCAAAGGTATTATTACTGATGGAGATTGGAATCTCTGGAAGAACGACATTACTGTTGACTTCTTAAGAGATAATCACTTTGCAGAGTTGAAAGACTCCGAGATATTACAGAATAGATTAAATACTATGGACCAAATATCTCAATACGTAGGTGAATATTTCTCACGTGAGTGGGTAATGAAAAACGTCATGCAAATGTCCGAAGAAGACATTGACGAAATGAAGGCGCAAGTTGAAGGTGAAAATGCCGCTAGTGGTGGCGATGAAGAATCAGATGCTGGCGGTGATGATAACTTTTAATCTAGGAGAATAGAATGGATTATATAAAAGACTTGTATGCAAAAATTAAAGCATGGTTTATCGGTGTTGCTGACCAAGACGGTGACGGTGATGTAGATAAAGAAGATGCTAAGATTGTTGCTAAGAAGGCCAAAACTGCAGTAAAAAAGACTGCAACTAAGGCAAAAACTGCAGTTAAGAAAGCAACTGCTAAAAAGAAAACAACTAAAAAGGCGTAATTATGATTAACGAAAACGAAGAACAACAAGAATTAGAACTTGATGACAACGTTTCTGACCAAGAAGTTGAAGCAGAATTAGACCAACCTACAGAAGTAGAGTATCATGACCAAGATGATATGCCATCTGCGGTTGATGATGCCGCAGAGGTTATGTCTAATCCTCAAGCAGATATGATTGACCAGATATTAGATGGCGACTTAACTAATGCTGAAGGTTCTTTTAAAGATATCTTAGATACTAAATTAAATGATGCTATGGACAGTAGAAAAGTAGAACTTGCTAATAGTGTTTATAATGGTATAGATGATATCGCAGAACCTACATACACCTCAGATGAATTAGAAGTTAGTGCTGAAACTAGCGATGAGAGTGAATTAGAGACACCTGGCGAAGAAATCTCAGACGAAACGACAGATAGTATAGAGCAATAAGTTTTAAAAAACCTCTTTTGTATAAATAATAAGACAAAGAGGAAAACTTATTATGAAAACATTTTTTTCGCTTAGAGAGGCGGTAAAACCAAAAGGTAAAATCGTCTTTAAGAAAAAGATGAATCGTATAGACGTGGTGATTACCAAAGATACTGGTAGTCTGCCATTTGTCGCATATGTGGATGGTGATAAGTTAGATTCATATAAGAATCAAAAAGATGCCGAGAAGGCAATAAGTGCAACTATAAAGGAACTTACATGAAATTAATTACAGAATATACAGAAAGTAGTTTAGAATGTATTGTTGAAAAGAACGATGCTGGTGAAAAGCAGTATAAGATTCAAGGGATATTTGCACAAACCGACAAAAAGAATAGAAATGGTCGAGTATATCCCAAAGCAATCATGGAAAAGGCAGTTGCAAAATATGATAAAGAACAAATAAAAACTAACAGAGCGGTCGGTGAATTAAATCACCCAGAAGGACCAACTGTTAATTTAGATAAGGTTTCACACTTAATCAAAGAACTCAAATTTGAGGGAAGTGATGTAGTAGGAAAGGCGCAAATACTTGATACGCCAAATGGTAAGATTGTAAAAGGTCTTCTTGATGGCGGAGTTCAACTAGGAGTGTCAACTCGTGGTATGGGTAGTCTTGAGAATAGAAACGGCGCTATGCAAGTCCGAGAGGACTTCATTCTTAGCACAGTTGATATCGTGCAAGACCCATCGGCACCAGAAGCATTTGTTAATGGTATAATGGAAGGTGTTGAGTGGGTTTGGAATAACGGTGTTTTAAAACCTCAAGAAATTGAAGAAATGGAGACAGAAATTAAAAATGCTCCCAGAAAAGTCGCTTATGAGACTTCTGTAAGAGAATTTAAAAATTTCCTCTCGTTAATTAAATCTCGAAATTAATAGGGAGTCAATTATGACAGATGAAATCAGAAATGATGAGGTCGAGACTTCTACTGATGAAGTAGTTAACGAAATCGTGGAAGAAACTCTCGAAGAAGCGGAAGCAATGTCAAGTGTAAAGGCAAAAGGTAGTGCTAAGGACGCCAGTCCAGTAAGCGAACCTGAGTCTATTGCATCTGTAGATAAAGCGGCCGATGCGGTAAAACCTAAGCAGGCACCTGCACCGAAAACAAAAGCAGGTATGATTAGTGCGATGACTGACAAAATGTTGAAAATGTCTAAATCAGACATGGAAAGCATGTATGCTAGTTATCATAAAATGAAAAAGGAAGAAGTAGAAGAAATGGAAGGTGAAGCAATTGTTGAATCACCAGAAGTTGACACTATGGGAGAACTTAATGCACTAGTCGAATCCGAAGCAACTCTAAGTGATGAGTTCAAGGAAAAAACTGCAGTAATATTTGAAGCGGCAGTAAAATCTAAACTATCAGAAGAAATTGATAGATTAGAATCTCAATACAAAGAAGAGTTAGAAGAAGAATTGTCTTCAACTAAATCTGAAATGGTTGAGAAAGTCGATTCATACCTTAACTATGTAGTTGAAAATTGGATGAAGGAAAATGAACTTCAAGTCGAAAACGGTCTTAGAACTGAAATCGCCGAAGGGTTTATGTCTAAGTTGAAAGATTTATTTAGTGAATCTTACATCGAAGTCCCTGAGTCTAAAGTTGACCTAGTTGACGAACTTGCTGAACAAGTAGAAGAACTTGAGTCTAAACTCAATGAAACTACTCAGAAAGTTATCGACCAAAGTGGTGAGTTAGAAGAAATGAAGAAAGAGGAAATTATCAGAGAATCTTCTTCCGACCTTGCTGACACACAAGTTGAGAAGTTAAAAACTCTAGTAAACGACCTTGACTTTGAAGATGCAGAGAAATTTGCAGAAAAAGTTAAAACTGTTAAAGAAGCACACTTCTCTAACGAACCTAGCGGTAGTGACGAAATAATATCCGAAGAAAGTGAAGGAGAAAGTGACGAGTTAATCGAATCTAGTTCTTCAATGGATAAGTACGTTACTGCTTTAAGAAAAACTCAATCTAAAAATTAATTTAGATTAAACATAGGAAAAGAAAATGGAAGTACAATCTTACGACCAATTGATTGAAAAATGGAAACCAGTCTTAGATGAAGAATCTGCTGGTGAAATTAAAGACAATCACAGACGTTCCGTAACTGCGGCACTTTTGGAAAACCAAGAGAAAGCAATTGCAGAACAAAATGAGACTATGTTATTTGAGGCCGCACCTGCTAACAATACTTCAAGTGTGTCCAATTTTGACCCAGTCTTAATCTCATTAGTTAGACGTGCTATGCCTAACTTAATCGCATACGATGTATGTGGTGTTCAACCAATGAATGGACCAACTGGTTTAATCTTTGCCATGAAGGCAAGATATCAAGGTGGTTCAACTTCTAATAGAGAAGCATTGTTCAACGAAGCAGAAACTAGATTCTCAGGTGATTCATCTGGAACTCATGATTCTGACAACGTTTCAGGTTACAATGGTATTGACTCAGATGGTGACAGATTAACGTCTCTTGCCGCTTCTGGTATGCCTACTGTTGATGCTGAGGAACTTGGTGCATCTACTGGTAGTACCTTCAATGAAATGGGTTTCACAATTGAGAAATCAACTGTAACTGCTGTTTCAAGGGCGCTAAAAGCAGAATACACTTTAGAACTTGCTCAAGACCTTAAAGCAATTCACGGTCTAGATGCTGAAACAGAACTTGCTAACATCTTATCTACTGAAATCTTAGCAGAAATCAATAGAGAAGTTATCAGAACTATTAACTCACAAGCAAAAGACGGTGCCCAACAAGCAAACGTTACTGTTAATGGTGTGTTCAATATGTCTTCTGATGCTGATGGAAGATGGAGTGCTGAGAAGTTCAAAGGTTTAGGTGTTCAAATAGACAGAGAATGTAATCAGATAGCGAAAGACTCAAGAAGAGGAAAAGGTAATATCCTAATCTGTTCTTCTGACGTTGCAACTGCTTTAGCGGCCGCTGGAACTTTAGATTACTCTCCAGGTATATCTAACAACTTAAACGTTGACGATACTGGTAATACTTTTGCTGGTCTTCTTAACGGAAGAATCAAAGTATACATCGACCCATATGCAAATACTGACTACTGTACAGTAGGTTATAAAGGTACTAACCCTTATGACGCCGGTGTTTTCTACTGCCCATACGTACCATTACAAATGGTCAAAGCAGTTGGGGAAGATACTTTCCAACCTAGAATTGGTTTTAAAACAAGATACGGAATGGCGTCAAACCCATTTGTAGGTTCTACACCTGCTAACGGTCTTGCTAGTGTTAAAACTAACTTCTACTACAGAATATTCAAGGTAACTAATATCTTAACATAATCTGTAAAGGTTAAAGACCAAAAGGGGCACTCTTCGGGGTGCCCTTTTTATATACAAAAAAGGAGTGTCACCACTCCTTCTTCGCCTCGTATTGGGTCAATTCTCATTACTACTCACTACCATCGAGATTTGGCGCCTTGCAATTCCATGCTCATCAAGGTGCAGATACTTCGTCTTTCGGGTAAATTCCCCAACCTCTTTCAAAGTTGTTCACATTCTTTTACGGCCGTCAAACTGTGATTCTACGTGATTAACTCATAGTCATTGTCTTACTTGCCTACCTTTTTGTATTCTCTAGATAATCAATCTATTGTTTCCATAGGGGTCACAAACCATGTATCTATACTCGCATCTACTTTCCCACGTTTTACCGCTTCGTCATTAATGAATTGGCCCTCGGCGCAAAACATTAACTTACATTGTTTATTGAGTCGCAAAACTCTCACCAACTAGGTTCAGGTCACAAGTCGACCGTGTATGATAGGTCTCTTCTTCAAGAGGACTTTCACCTCAATTGACCCTGAACTATTAACTCACACTACAAAGTTAACGTTATCGAGTGTTGTTATAATAACAAAACTAACAAGTTTTGTCAACCATTATTTATAAAATATTAAACTTATAAATAAATGTTACAGTTGTGACACACAATTGTCACACAAATGACACAATATGAAAAAACTAGACAAATTGATGAAAAGTGGTAGATTAGATAAGATATGGTCTGGTATTGATACTGAGTTGAAACCATGGGAATGGCCCACTAGTATTTACATGATACCTTCATTATTTCTTTGTAGTATTGTACTACTGTCATTGATATAAAGAAAAAGGGCAGATGTTAAGTCTGCCCTTGTTCTAGATGCTTATCTCTTAAGCGGCAATTTTACCAGTAATCCCACGATAAGTGATTTCATCACTTTTTTTCGCTTTGGATTTCTTAGCATTGCTCTTTAGAGTTTTAGCATCATATTTGATACCTCTGTAACAATACATAGTATTTCCTCCAGTTTTCATTTCGATTTCGTACATACGATATAAATCGTACACCCTTCTCCATGCGTTCCTTCGGTTAACTTTCGGTCTCGTTCAGCACTGGAATATATTGACCCAAAAGTGCTTACTTGCTTACCTTTCTTTATGAAAAAGAAAGAGGTTGTCAGGTTTTCCTACTTCCGTCTTAGTGGTCAATAACACTAAGATGAACGTGTATATTTCTATACATTAGTATTTATATAAAATACAATCTCTACATTTAAGGGAAGATAGTCTACAATAGTTTCAATATCTTCCCTTATAGAGGTAATGTGACCTTTCTCATATTCACACGGGTGTTCAGTAACCAACTCTATTCTGATTTCATTTTAGTCGAATAGTGACTATATGTTAGATAATTAAAGACTATCTAATGCCTCTATTTCCCCTAAGGAAAGTATTCTTAAACTCTTCGTTTGCTCTTTTTTGTCTACGTATTGCTTTATCTTTTAGCAATCTACGTTTCTCTCTACGAGTGACAAAAAATTCTTTTTTCTTTAAGTCTTCAATAACACCAGCAGTTTTAACTTTCTTTTTAAATCTTCTGAGTGCTTGGTCGACATTGCCATCACGAACATATACAGTTAGACCAGTATCTTTTGGCCCATCGTATCTTCGTTTCTTCGGTCTCTGTGGACGTCTGTTATAGTTATTTTTTCTCATTGTTTAGTATTATACTTAACTAAACAAAAAATGTCAAGAACTATTTTGTTGTGTATGGTCCATAAGTAGCAGATTTCTTTTTACTATATCTGATATCTGCCCAAACCCACTCTGAAGGAGTTACTTTGACTTTTTCAAAAGTTCTGTATCTCTTATCAAACTTTTTGATAGGAGTAGCAAAACGTCTTGCTCTAGTCTCACCTTCTCTAATAAAAGCAACTAAGTAACCTTTATCATCTACAATGTAAGTGTTATTAGGAGTTTCGTATTCACCCCAATCTGTAGTTTCTTTTAGAAATGTAAGATTATTCATATTGTTATAATAACAAGTTCAACAAGAATTGTCAAGTAAAATATTTTTTAAAAAATGGTTGACAATTGTTGCCGAACCTATTATAATACTTGTATTGAAAATAAGAAAGAGAGGTAAGATTCAGAATAAAATAACGGCGTAAAGTCAAAGGTCGACAGACGTTCACCCCCGGTGAGGTAGATTTTGAAGTGGTAGCACCCTTCCCTTGACCGGGGTTTTTTTATAAATAACATTGGTCTCTTAGTTTAATGGTAGAACTTGTCTCTGTCTAAGACGAAGTAGGGGTTCGATTCCCCTAGAGACCGCCAGAAATCACAAGTAGAGAAGAGTCGTAGTTGGTTGGTTGTTGTGAGACTCAGAAAAGATGTTCTAGTTGTTAAAGTCAATTAAGACGTGGCATATAGTAGTGAGACTAGAGTAAACATCGAACAATGATTGCAATGAAATTCTTACGTAGTTGGGTTGGGATTTGCAGTAAAACGATACTTGTTATGGTGGAAGGCCGAAACCACCTAGATAAAAAATAGAGTGTAAGAAATCGGGCAGTCCCCGAGACATTGAACTACTATACAATCAACTACACGATTCTTATAAATAGTAGTATGGCATATAGTAGTAAAGTAGTAGACAGATTTGAATCTGTATTAAAAAATCCAGAAAAACATGCGGTGGGTAGATTTGACCCAAAAGACCCGAATGTTGCAACAGGATTAGTAGGCGCACCAGCATGTGGTGATGTCATGAAATTAGATATCAAACTTAATCCTGATACAGATGTAATTGAAGACGTTAAGTTTAAAACATATGGGTGTGGTAGTGCGATAGCATCATCAACGATGTTTGTCGAAATGCTAAAAGGTAAAACTATCGAAGAAGCAAAACTCATAAAAGATAAAGACATTGCCGAAGCATTAGAACTTCCTGCGATTAAATTGCATTGTTCTGTTCTTGCAGAAGAAGGTATTAAACGTGCAGTAGAAGATTGGGAAGAAAAGACTAAGCATAGAAAACATAATCAATCATGGGAAGACCCGAACGGTTATGGTTATTGAGTTAACAGATGGAGCGATATCTAAAGCGATTGAGAGAACGGAGACAGGCAATCGAAGTGGTATTCGTCTTGGGGTCACTGGTGGTGGGTGTGCTGGTTTTGAGTATTATATTGAATATGTTGAGTCCATTGCTGAAAGCGATACTATTTTAGATTACGGAAAGTTCAATATAGTAGTAGATGCAGTATCATTGCCATATCTAGAAGGTTCTACTTTAGATTGGGTTGTTGACGGAATCAACGAGTATTTTAAGATAATAAACCCTAAAGAAGTATCGTCATGTGGATGTGGCGTGTCAGTTCAGTTCTGAAAAACTTAGTTCGTATATATACTATAGACTAGAGACTTATCCGGGGGTTCTGTATACCTACTTTAAGAAATCTTTTAAATCTGAATCAACGTTTACTGCACGTCTCTTTCTTGTCTTCTTTTTCTCTTCTGTAACAATATCTTTCCAATATAAATCGTTTGCTCTAACACCATCGATTCTTGAACGTAGATTGTCTATAAATGCAGTAGATTCGTCTGGATTAATATCACCATCTTGTGTGTCAACTAAATCATCTATACCAACATTGGCGATGTATTTTAATTTAATGTCTTGTTGTTTCTTTTCTTTTTCGATTCTACGTAAGAATGCATACCAAGATATCTGAGTAAAATATGCAAATGCATTTGGTGTACCAGTTCTTGTTGCAGTTTTAATATCATAGTTTTTAATTGCTTTTAAACAATTTTCTACGGCGTCCATGACCATTTCTTCACGATACGTATATCTTATAAAGTTTGATTTATGTGACAACCCTTCTGCTATTTTTAAAAAACATTCTGCAATGTAGTCAGGTACGATTGGCACTTTTTTTGATTTCTGTTTTTTTGCCTTCTCTGCTTTCTCACAATAATCTACTACTGCTAACGAAAACTCTTTGTTGTTTACGTAATGTGGTTTTTCACTCGCTTTTGTCATTTTCATTTCTCCATATTATACTCTATGTTACATATTTAGTCAATCTTTAAATTAATGGTTGACAATTTATGTTTTGTGTGGTATAATCTTTAAAGTTCGCCGGGGCGCTGAATACTCAATGAATTGTATCTGAATCATCACCATCTTTTTTAGGAAATAATTCAATCACATTATCTTCATACTCTTCTTTCGGTATACTTTCTTTTATATTATCTAATAAATCTCCAATCAATTCTGATACAGGTTTATCTTTTGCTTTTTCATAAAAATTTTTCATTTTTGCAAATGTTTCTTTCTGTCTTTGATTATGAAGTTCTTGCATATCTAGAATAGCATCTTCCCATTGTATAATTAAATAATCTGGAGGCGTTGCCATACCGACAATATGATTTCTGTCTAACGTCATAACATCTGAAAGGTTTTCTTGATACACCATCCATGGGCGTAGTGAATAAAAAGGTATACCAGTTGTTGTTTTAGTGTAAACTAATTTGGCCGCTTTACGAATTATTATTTCGTCTTCAAACCCTTCTTCATCATGCCATTCTACCACTTCGCACAAAAGTTCTTCTCCTGTGTCTAACTTAAAATGTTTTACTTCCATAATACTATTTATCACCTTTTAAATTGATAGGAATAATTTTATATGGAAATTGTTCTTTCGCATATATCTTTATTCTTTCTCCACTATGTCTCAATGTAAAGTTTTTATGTGACTTCACATGCATATCGTCTGCTATATCATACAAAGTTGTATTACTGCCATCGTCTGATTGTCGCAAACCACGACCAATCGACTGTAATACTTTTATCTGACTCTTGCTAGGCGATGCAAAAACAATGTTGTGGAGATTCTTTATATTAATACCTGTACTAAATGTACCTAATGATGCAACAATAATCGCATTCTTTTGTGTTTCAACTATACCTCTTATTTGTTCTCTGTCTTTTGCATCTACTTCACCAGATACGTAAAAAACTTTTCGGTCTTTGTCTGCATCTTTCTTTATTATTTCGAAAAGTTCTTTACCATGTTTTTCGACAAACTGAAATAAAACTAAAGTATTGCCTTTTAAATCTAGTGTCATATTCTTAATAAAGTTATTTCGTTTTTCGTGGCGTACAATATAATCTACTTCTTCTGCATATGTCTTGCCTTTCATCATGTGGCATACGTCATTATGATATCTTAACAATAGAACGTTAATATCTAAACCAGCAAGAGTACCACGTACCTGTAAATCACGTGTTGCGATTACTTTATGAGTTAGACCAAACAATCCTTCTAATACTAATTTATTTGTTTCTGTACCGTCCAGTGTACCCGTAGTACCAAAACGATATTCTGCATTCTTACATTTGTTCATTACACCAGTTAATGATTTTGCTTTAAATAAATGCACTTCATCACCAAAGACTGCACCAAACTGTTCGAACCAATCAAACTTAAGTCGATAGATAGATTGCCACGTAGAAATGATAATACGTTTGTCAGTCACTTTATCTTTACCAGAATAAATACGATGCACTTCATTGTCAACATCAAACCCATATTCATAGAAGTCTTTATATAATTGCTCTACTAAACTTGTTGTCGGAACAATAACTAACATTTTCTTGTCGTGATTATCATAGTACCAACGTAATAAATTGTAAATAATAAATGATTTACCACTACCAGTTGGCGATAATAATAAACATCTTTTGTTTTCTATACCATGCGATATTGCATCGTACTGATAATCTCTTATTTCAAATGGCGCATCTAAACTATCAAGATACTTTATTAAAGACTTGTGTTGTATTTTATTTTTTACTTCGGGGTGTCCATACTCGTCATTATCGACAAGTTGAATTGGGTACATTCTGTCTAGAGCAAACTTCTTTATATGTGGATATAGACCGACATTTAACTCACGTGTCATTTGATTAAATAATCTTATTTTGCCATCCCAGACTCTACGTTTAAATGCTGGCATATATCTATGCCCAGGGACAAAGAATGAAAAGTATTCAGATAATTCTTTGAGTTGATGCCCTTCGGCATCTATCAACATCATCGAATGGTCTTTGAGACCAATCTCTATAGTATTTGCAGGTCGCATTATATTCCAGTTTCGAATTGTCTCCACTTAATCATGTTCGATATCGTTTGATGTCGCCATGTAAGATTGTTTACTATTTCAGTTAGTGTTTCAATAGTTGTCTGTAAATATTGCAACTTTAATTCAGAATCTTGAATCTCTTTATCAGTATCATACCAATTTTCTTTCTGACCTTTTGTTGTGATAACAAGTCCATCATATGGGTCTGCTTTCCAACCTCTTTTCTCTATATCTTCTTGTGGCATTTTACCTTCGTAATATAACCATTTTTCTTTTAACAGATTTTTCTGGTCAAACTCTGCTCTTTTTAATCTGAGTTTAGTAAGTGAAAGATACTCTAGATATTTTGAGTGCAATGCAGGTGTGATTCTAGATACTTCATCTAATTGATTTTTTGATATCTGTGAATCTTCTTTCCACTCTGCAAGTATTGATTCTAAATTTACCATAATATATTTCCTATAAACTGCCTATTATACAGTATTAGGCAGATTATGTAAAGTGTTTTTTTAGTACTTCTAGTCTATCTTCGTAGTGTGCAATCTTGTCTAGTTCTTCTTCAATAGTCACTATTAAATCACCATGTTCTGCAAGACCAACTCTTTTTTCAGTTAGCACTCTTACATTCATTTTATGTCTTTCAATGCCCGCTTCGCATTGTTTAATTAACACATCAATTATTTCACTTGTCATACTGCCTCCTTCAATGGTTTACTAAGTTCTTCCCAACTTGTTTCATAATCACTATCACCTTCTGCATAACCCATAACACCTAGTTTCTCATATTCAGGCGTAAGTTCTTCTCGTAATAGTCCTATCTTTTTAAGATTCGGCATTATTCTACTGAATAATACATCTTGAAACTGAGTTTGAAATACATGACCTTTTTCATACTCTTCTGTCTCTTCTATATTTAGACCATATTTATTCCATACTTCATATGCTTTTAATCTGTTTCTGCTGACAGTACATGCCTCTAAGGCAAACTTTGCTCTATCCATTTGTTCTTCTTCTGAAAGTGTTTGCACAAAATCAGTCAAATAATTTATACCAAAAGTAACGTGTCTTGCTTCGTCTCTTATAATATATTCTAACATTTGTTTATAAACTGGGTCATTAGTACCTTCTTTTGCCGCTTGAAAGGCCGCTAGTGCAAGACCTTCAATAATTACTTGCATACCGATAAATTTTAAATCCCATCTAGGGTCAGTAAGTATTTTATCTAGTAAACCTTTTAATGCTCTACCAACTGGCCATCTTTTTCCTAATCTTGTTTGAATATACTTATTAAATGCTTCAACGTGTCTTGCTTCATCAAAAGTTTGAGAGGCCGCATATAGTTTTGCATTAAATGTTGGCGCACATGATGTTAATTGACTTGCAACTAATAATGCGCCCTGTTCGCCATGAAGAAACTGACTTGTTCCCCAACTATCTAAATCGTTAAAAAACTCTTCACGTCTCATTCTATCCCAAGTTTTATATTGTGGGTGATTTATCCACTGAGCATCTTTATGTTCGAACTCACCATCTGGCATTGTATCATTTAATTCTGGTGACCAGTCAACATCGACTTCTACATTCCAATTAAGTTCTTTACCTAATTCATATAGTTTTTTAATACGATTATCTTGAACAGTATAATCCCAGTTATAAGAACCAGTTAAAGGTGTTTGAAAAATTTCAACAACATCTGTTGGGTCTAAGTTTGCAGGATATTCCTCTCCGTTATATTCGACTATGTTTTTTGGAGTTTGAGTTTTTATTATTTTCATATTAGGTTTGTGCGATTATCTCAAATTGACTAAATCTAAACGTAGCATCAAAAGTTAAGTACGTTACTGAACCAGTCGTAGTAACAAAGTTTATAGCACCTAAACCAGTAGGTAAACAATCTTTGTATCTAATTTTTTGAGTTGTGTTATTGTGACTCGATAATATTGCAAGAGTTATATCTGCATAAGTTGGAAATTTAGTATTTCTTTGTATAGGATTTACTTGTCCATCATTTACTAGTCGTTGTAACCAATTAAACATTTCATTATAACCAGTCATGTTTTCATCAAGTATTATTGTAAATGTAATTTCACCATGAGTTATTTTATCACCAGCAAGTGGTACAGATGTAATTCTTCTTGTAGGCAACTCGACAGGATTTAATTGAACACTCGGGTGTGCAACACCTTGACAAAAGTATTCTAAATTAGGATATTTAACTCTATCTATTAAAAGTTTAAATCCAGTTGGTTGTAGATAATTTAGATTCGTGGTTAGATTCTGGTCATCTACTTGTACTGTTGAGTTTACTGCCATACATCTATTTATATATTTTACAACCTGCAAATTAGTGGTTGACAAAAGTTGCCGAGATATATATAATACTACACAATTGTGAGGAACATTCAATGAAAATTGCTATCTTAAATGATACCCATTGCGGTATTCGTAATTCTTCTGATATATTTATGGACTATCAAGAATTATTTTATCGTGATGTATTCTTTCCCTATTTACTAGAAAACAACATTACAAGAATATTACATCTTGGTGATTACTACGATAATCGTAAAACAGTCAATTTCAAATGCTTAAATCATAATCGTAAAATATTTCTTGAGAAACTAAGAGAATATGGTATGACTATGGACATTATTCTAGGTAATCACGACACTTATTTTAAAAACACGAATGAGTTGAACTCACTAAAAGAATTACAAGGTCACTATATGAATGAAGTAAATATCATTCAAAAACCTACTGTCATGGATTATGATGGATTAAAAATAGGTCTAGTGCCATGGATTGCAGATGACAATGAAAAAGAATCACTAGAGTTTATTAACAATTGTAATGCATCTATCATTGGTGCCCACTTAGAACTAATTGGTTTTGACATGTATCGAGGTATGCCAGCACATGACGGTATGGATAGAAAATTATTTGATAGATTCGAAATGGTATTGACTGGACATTTTCATGCTAAGTCTTCTCAGGGTAACATACATTATCTAGGGGCACAAATGGAGTTCTTCTGGAATGATTGTGGCGATAAAAAATACTTTCATGTTCTTGATACTGAAACAAGAGAAATAGAAGCAATACTAAATCCAAACACTATCTTTGAAAAAATATATTATGACCACGAAAAGATAAATGACTTTCAAGATTTAAGATATCTAGATAATAAATTTGTAAAACTAATTGTAGTCAACAAAGGTGATAGTTACAAGTTTGAAAGATTTGTTGATAGAATACAAAGTCAAAAAATACATGAACTAAAAATTGCAGAAGACTTTTCTGAGTTTATTGGCACAAATGTAGATGACGGCGAAATAAACATTGACAATACTGAAACAGTAGTGTATAATTACATCGACTCAGTACAAACTGATTTAGATAAAAATAGAATTAAAAGAGAAATATCATCTTTGATGACAGAGGCACAGAATCTTGAAATACAATGAGCAAGTGGCATGGTGGTAAAGGTTCAAAACAAAGACCAACTGACAGGAAAAAATATGAAGAAAACTACGAAAGAATATTCAGGAAAAAACAGAAATCTAATTCTAGAAATGAAAGTGAGAACGATGAACGGGATTCCATTTCATGAACCCATACCAGAAAAAATAAAGAAACAATATAATTTATGATACATTTTGAGAAATTGAGGTACAAGAATTTTCTTAGTACCGGTAACAACTTTACAGAAATCGATTTTGAAAAAACACCAACTACATTAGTAGTCGGACAAAATGGTGCTGGTAAATCTACAATGTTAGATGCGATATCTTTTGGGTTGTTTGGTAAACCACATCGTAAGATATCTAAAATGCAGTTAGTTAATTCTGTCAATCAGAAAGGTACTGTAGTCGAAGTAGAATTTAGAATCGGCAAAAAACAATTTAAAATAGTTAGAACAATCAAACCAAATAAGTTTGAAGTCTGGATAGATGGTAACATGGCAAATCAAAACTCTCATGTTACAGACTATCAGGCAATGCTAGAGAAAAACATTCTCAAATTAAATCATAAATCTTTTCACCAAATTGTAGTTTTAGGGTCTTCGAGTTTTATACCTTTTATGCAGTTATCCTCACAACAACGTAGAGGTGTAATCGAAGACCTACTCGATATTAATATGTTTTCTATAATGAATCAATTGTTAAAAGAAAAGATATCAATCTTAAGAGAAAAGATTACACAAAACGAAAATGATATTAATCTAGTTGATTCAAAAATAAATGCACAGAAAAAATATCTAAGAGATATAGCAAGTGTAAATGCACAGTTTAGAAAAGAAAAAGAAGACATGATTGTTTCTACTCAAGAAGACATTAGAGTACTGAATGATAAAAATATAGAATTAACTAAACAAGTTGATATGTCATTACAACCTGCAATAGACATGCAAAGTTCTGTAATAAAAGTAAAAGAGAGGTTTGAAGAAACTGTCGCAAATATAAATGCACAATTTAAAGTTGTTAAGAAAGAACATAAATTCTTTTCTGAAAACGATGAATGTCCTACATGTAGTCAAGAAATAGACTTGAAATTAAAACGAGAAAAAATAAAGACAACTAAAAAAAGACTAGACGATTTAAAAGTAGGTTTAGATAAATCAGATACAGAAAGAGAAAACTATAAAAAATCAATACAACTATTTCAAGATACGATTGATGATTGTGCAAAATATAATTCAGAGATATCTGGTAATAATAAAACTATTGATAAATTAAATAAAGTAATTGATTCATTAAGAAATGAAATAGATTCTAAAATAGAATCAAGTGGCGATTTATCAGATGCGAATGCAGACCTAGAAGAATATAGAAAAGAGAAAGAAAAGCATCAAGACGAAAAATATAAATTGAATGAACAGTTTTCTTATCATCAAGTAAGTGGTGAACTGTTAAGAGATACTGGTATCAAATCAAAAATAATAAAACAATATTTACCTGTAATAAATAAATTGACTAATCAATATTTACAGACACTAGATTTCTTTGTTCACTTTGACTTAGACGAAAGTTTCGTAGAGACTATTCGTTCTCGTCACCGTGATGCTTTTACTTATGATTCTTTTTCAGAAGGTGAAAAACAAAGAATTGACCTGTCATTATTATTTACTTGGCGACAAATCGCTAAGATGAAAAATAGTGTAGCAACCAATCTTCTGGTACTTGATGAAACATTTGATTCATCTTTAGATATGGAAGGGGTTGACAATTTAATGAAAATACTGTATACTTTGCAGGAAGATACAAAAGTATTTGTAATATCCCATAAGGGAGAACTTGAGGATTCAATCTTTGATAGAAAGATTGAGTTTATCAAAGATAAGAACTTTAGTAAAATTAGATAGGAGTATATCATGGAACTAAGTGACCAAACGATAGGTGTATTAAGAAATTATGCAACTATCAACCCGAACATCGTTGTCGAATCGGGTAATCAAATAAAGACTATTTCTGTAGCAAGAAATGTTCTTTCATCGGCAACAATTCAAGAGTCATTCCCACAAGGGTTTGGCATATATGATTTAGGTGAATTTCTAAACGTCTTAGATTTAGTAGATGGTGCGAATCTTTCATTTGAATCTGATTATGTAACTATCGGTGACAAGACTGGTCGTTCTGCAGTAAAGTATTACTATAGCGACCCAGATATGTTAACTTCATCTGGTAAAGACGTTGTTATGCCAGAAGCAGAAGTTAATTTTACACTAGATAGTGATACACTTGCAAGAGTTCGTAAGGCCGCTGGTGTTTTAGGGCATAGTGAATTGTCTATCTCTAATACTCAGGGCGCAGTAAGATTATCAATTGCTGATATATCAAATGCAACTTCGAACTTGTTTAGCATAGATGTTGAAGGTACTTACCCTGAAGGTGTAAACTTCAACTTTATAATGAATGTGAATAATTTAAAAGTTATTGATGAAGACTTTCATGTAGCAATCTCTTCAAAATTAATTTCACAATTCACAAGTACTCAGAGTGACATAGAATATTTTATTGCACTTGAGAAATCTTCAACATACGGAGCATAAAATGGCAAAACCAGTACCTGAAAAGAAAGAAGAAGACCACTCGCAAATATACGAAGTATCAAATAGAGTTGCACGTTCAACAGTAGCAGTCATTGATACAGTAGTACAAAGAGGTGGTTTCAAAGGAGAAGAGTTGACAACTATAGGTCAACTTAGAGACCAAGCAACTCAGATTATACAATTGTGCGAACAATTTCAATCTAAGCAAGGTCTTGACAAGTCTAGTTAGACCTGTTATAATACTCTTTTTTAATTTCGAGAGTTGTAAGCACATTGCTAGGTGTCACAGTAATATTATACACAACGCTTTCTTACAACTCTCACCTTTGAACTTTATATTATGAATGATGATTTCTTATGGGTCGAGAAGTATCGACCAAAAACTGTCGAACAGACAATACTTCAAAAACAACTAAAAGATACATTTACTAAGATTGTTGAATCTGGTGAAATACCAAATATGTTATTCACTGGTACTGCAGGTCTTGGTAAGACAACTGTAGCAAAAGCAATATGCGAACAACTTCAACTTGATTACATTGTTATCAATGGGTCAGAAGAAGGTAACATAGATACACTTCGTGGTAAGATAAAACAGTTTGCATCTTCTATCTCATTACAGGGTGGTTACAAAGTAGTCATACTAGATGAAGCAGACTATTTGAATCCACAATCAACTCAACCAGCACTTCGTGGTTTCATCGAAGAGTTTTCTCAGAACTGTAGATTTATTCTCACATGTAATTTTAAGAATCGTGTGATTGAACCACTACATTCAAGATGTGGTGTTTATGAGTTTAATACTGATAAGAAAACTATGGCACAATTGTGTATGCAATTTATGAAACGTCTTGAAGATATTCTTACTCAAGAAAATATTAAATACAATAAAGATGTAATTGCAGAACTTATTAGTAAACATGCACCAGATTGGCGTAGAGTTTTAAATGAGTGTCAACGTAACTCTATTGGTGGCACAATTGATGCAGAAGTTTTAATAAGACAAGATGACAGTTTCAATGATTTATATCCTGCCTTGAAAGCAAAAGATTTCAAACGTATGCGAACATGGGTTGTAAACAATATTGATATTGACCCAGTGGCAATTATTCGTGGTGTCTATGATACTATGCACGAGAATGTCAAACCAGAAAGTATACCACAACTTGTAATTATACTTGCTGATTATCAATACAAAAATTCTTTTGTTGCTGACCATGAACTAAATATGGTAGCATGTTTGACAGAGATTATGGCAAATGTTGAGTTTAAGTAAACTTGAAATAACACACAAAGACTTGATTATAAATCATATTCAAGAAAATGGCCATCGTGACCAAACAAGAACAAACATAAATATCACTAGAATACTTGGTGGTAAAATATGGCAACCAGTATATGATTCGGAAAATTACAATAAAGAAATACCACTTTCTTGGACTATAACGACAAATGAAATTGAAAATCATGTTAAAATGAAAGTTATAAAAATGTGGGCAACTGAGTATTCTGGTGGTCAAGGTTGTAAGTTTCATACTCATAGAAATGAACGTGCTGATATGACTGCAGTATATTATTTAAAAGTTGGCGATGAATCAGGCAGTTTAGTTTTTCCAGATGAAGGTATAACAATAGAACCTAGAGAGAATTATTTTGTATTATTTGATACTAATTTAGTTCATGGCGTTGAACCATCATTAGATGGTAGAATATGTTTATCAATGAATTTTAAAAATAATGAATCCATTTAAATATTTAAACGAAATCAACTATGGTAAAAGAAATATCATGGTAGATGAAGAGACAGAAAAAGCATATGCACCTTTTATAATTAATAGGTCATTGTCTTACTTTCCTGATACTGTCGCACTTGCTAACGAAATGAATAGATATGGCCACTTAGAATCACGTCTACAATTCGCATTTCTTATAAATACTATTAGAAAGAGAAAACGATTTAGTAAATGGATTAAACCAGAAATCGAAAATGATGTTGAAGTGGTGAAAGAATACTATGGATATAGCAATGAAAAAGCAAGACAAGTTATTCAACTACTTACACCTCAACAATTAGATGTATTAAGAAAGAAGGTGAGTAAAGGTGGAAGAAAATAATATAGTAACGTGGTCACCTGCAGATATGTTAGAAGTAACAATTGCAGAACCAGATGACTTTTTAAAAGTAAGAGAAACATTAACACGTATCGGTGTTGCATCAAGAAAAGAAAACAAATTATTTCAATCGTGTCATATATTACATAAACAAGGTAGATACTTTATAGTACACTTTAAAGAGTTGTTTATGCTAGACGGAAAGAAATCTAATTTAGAGCAATCAGATTTAGAACGTAGAAATACTATAGCAACATTGCTAAGTGATTGGGGATTAATTCAAATACAAAATACAGAACAAGTAAAAGAATGTAGTTCTCTAAAACAAATTAAAATAATACCTTTTAAAGAAAAGAATGAATGGGAACTTTGCCCAAAATATAACATCGGCAATACAAAATAATCGTGTTTTCGAAACAAGTATTGACCCTAAACTAATCAATCAAAACTGGACTACAATCGTTAACATGATTGATAGTCACCCTAACGATTTAGTTAAAAGAGAACCTAATAAAAATAGAATCATGTTAAATGATTTACATCAAAGACAATCTGTTAAACCTATTGTAAAAACAATTATTTCTTTATTGCAAGACATTTGTCCAAACAAAACAATTACAAATATTGCATTTATGGGTTTTGGTAAACATGAAAGTTATCCATTACACAGAGATAATATGGACGTTTTATTACTACAAGTAAAAGGTCGTATCAAGTTAGCAGTAGAAGAAATAGATAAAGTTATGATGCCAGGCGATATTGTTTACATACCTAGAGGTACTGACCACGAAATAACGCCATTACAATCTCGTGTAACTTATTCTTTTGGAATTGAAGGTTAACAGATGCCTGCTTGTTTTGAAGTACGAACTATCTTTACACCTCTACGAATCAATTCATTACGAATCTTTTGTTTCTTTTTATTTGGCGTAGAATCATTATTAAGTGCTGAAAACAATTCATTCTGAGGCACTTGTTTAAGATAATAATGTTTTACACTTATTTTTTTAGTTGCTCTATCAACAATTTTTTCTGTAGGTTTAAACTTTGCTGGCATTTTTTTACTCTAGGGGTTGAAATTTAGAAATTCATACACATATATATAATAGTAGTATGTGCGAATGGTTCGGCATACACATAAACTTGCTTAATATTAGGAGTTAATATGACACAAATAGAAGCATTTGGTCAATTCAGACCATTCTCGGTGGGATTCGATTCTATCTTTGATACTTTACAAAGAGTATCGGTTCCTCAATCAAACTATCCTCCATATAACATCGTCAAGAAAGGCGAAAGTTATTTTGTTGAACTTGCAGTTGCAGGTTTTCAAAAGAAGGATATCAACATCGAAGTAGAAGATTCTTCACTTAAGATATCTGTTATCGCTAAGTCAGAAGACAAATTTGCTGAAATAATACACAAAGGTATTTCAACAAAAGACTTTGTAAAAACTTTTGCACTTGCAGAGTTTGTCGAAGTAAAATCTGCTGAACTTGATGATGGTATATTATCAATTGAATTGATAAAAAATATACCTGAAGAGAAAAAACCTAAAACTATTAAAATTAAATAATAGTATTTGTGTCAAGGGGTAGAAATATCCCTTGACATTTTCTGTTCAACCTAGTATAATACACAATAACTACAGGATTATATTATGAATTTTTATACTAACGTAACTCGTTATGGCAATAGTTTGCTCTATATGGGTTACAAAGGTGGACAAAGAGTCAAGCAAAGAATTCCATTCAAACCAAAATTATACATTTCAACATCTAAACCAAAAACTGGTTATCAAACTTTAGACAATATTTTAGTAGAACCAATTGAGTTTGATTCTATGAAAGATGCAACAGAATTTGTAAAGAGATATGAACATGTAGATGACTTTACAGTTTATGGTATGAATAATTATGTTTCACAATTTATTGCACAAAAATATCCAGAAGAAATTAAATTTAATCGTGATGATATATCTGTCACAACAATTGATATTGAATGTCAATCAGACCAAGGTTTCCCTGAACCACATTTAGCAGAATGGCCCATTACTGCAATCACAATCAAGAACAGTAAAGAAAATGTTTATCGCACATGGGGTTTTAATGAATTTAATCCAGCAGACAATGTAGTTTATATACAATGTAAAAACGAAGCGGCCCTGCTTCACAAATTTCTAGAGTATTGGAAAGATAACTATCCAGATATTGTCACTGGTTGGAATAGTATTGGTTTTGATATGGTATACATCGTCAATAGAATTAGAAAAGTTTATGGTGAAGAAGAAATTAAAAAACTATCACCCTGGGGTAATGTCAAAGAAGACAATAGAAAAGATAAGTTTACTGGTAATACTAATTATGCATATGACATTATGGGCATAACTCAACTTGACTATTTAGAATTATATAAGAAGTTTACATATGTGCAACAAGAAATGTATTCATTAAATCATATTGCACACGTAGAACTTGGTGAAGGTAAGTTATCATATGAAGACCAAGGCAGTTTGTTTTCATTATATAAAAATGATTATCAAAAGTTTATTGAATACAATATTAAAGACGTTGAATTAGTTGATAGATTCGAAGAAAAGTTAGGTCTTATTACATTAGCATTGACTATGGCATATCGTGGTGGTGTGAACTACAGAGACGTGCTAGGCACGACAATGATATGGGACACTATTATCTATCGCATACTCGAACAGAATAAAGTTGTTTGTCCACCTAAAATAGAAAAGAGTAAATCAGATTTTGTTGGCGCATATGTCAAAGAACCTCAGATTGGTGCCCATGATTGGGTAGTATCATTTGACTTGAACTCACTATATCCTAATATTATCGTTCAGAATAATATGTCACCCGAAACTGTAGTTGATGGATTAGTCGATACGTCTATTGAACATATGTTAAGAAAACAAACAGACATTGATACAACATATGCAACTACACCAAATGGTGCAAGATTTAAAAAAGATAGACAAGGTGTAATCCCATTTGTTATTCAGAAATATTATGAAGAACGTGTAGAGATTAAAAAAGAAATGTTGAAGTTACAACAAGAGTATGAGACTACACCAACAAAAGCATTATCAAATAAGATATCGCATCTGTACAATGAACAAATGGCAATTAAGATTTTAATGAACTCACTTTATGGTGCATTAGGCAATCGTTGGTTTAGATACTTTGACCAACGTGTTGCAGAATCTATCACAATGTCAGGTCAGTTAGCAATTCTTTGGGCAGAACGAACTGTCAATAAAGAAATGAATAAGTTATTAGAAACAGATGAAGAAGATTATGTCATAGCAATTGACACAGATTCACTATACATTCGTATGGGTGAACTCGTCCAGAAATTCAATCCTAAAAATCCTGTTAAGTTTCTGGACGAGATATCTAAAACTCATTTTGAAAAAGTCTTAACAGATTCATATCAAGAGTTCGCAGATTATTCTGGTGCAATGAGTAATCGTATGGAAATGGGTAGAGAAGTTATTGCAGACAAGGGTATCTGGCAGGCAAAGAAAAGATATATTCTAAATGTACATAACTCAGAAGGTGTTCAATATGCAAAACCAAAACTAAAAATTATGGGCATTGAAGCAATTAAATCTTCTACACCAGAATTAGTTCGTAACAAAATGAAAGAGTTGTTTCCTATCTTAGTTGGTAAAACTCAAGATGAAGCACAAAGTTTTGTTGCAGATTTTCGTAAAGAGTTTAGTGAAATACGCCCAGAAGATATTGCATTTCCTCGTGGTGTTCGTCATGTAAAAAAATACAAAGACAACAAAAACATTTATACCAAAGGCACACCAATACATTCTAGAGGCAGTTTGCTACATAATCATTACGTAGAAAAACACCAATTGACTAAAAGATATGAAATGATTGGTAATGGTGAAAAGATTAAATTTTGTTATCTAAAAACACCAAACCCAATTAATGAAAATGTTATTTCTTTTAAAATGAGATTACCAGAAGAGTTTAATTTGCATAAATACATTGACTATGATACAATGTTTGAAAAAACTTTTCTTGAACCGCTTGAACCAATCTTCGATGCAATTGATTGGTCGGCAGAACCAAAAGCATCGTTGGAGAGTTTCTTTGAATAGGGGTTAAGGATGACCGAATTTATTTTAATGACATTAGTATTTTTATGTATTATTTTAATGATAGGGGAGAATTCAAACCCTAGGGGTATGAACATTTTTTGGTATAAAGTTGGTGTAAAAACAAGAGAATATTGGAAAGCACTTAGAGAATATGATTCAGGTAATAATAAAGGTAACGGACCGAGGTAATTATGGCATCAGTACATGAAATGATTTATATGAAGATGACTAACGGAGAGTACATCTATGGTACTAATTTAGATATTGGTAAGTATAGTGTCAAACACAACTGCGAATGTGAACATGAGTTTGACCACGTACCACCATGTAAGTTAGAAGGTCAAGGTGGATATTCAGAAGGTTCGAAAGCATTTAAATATGTTGGCACAGAACACGACCCTATGTCTGCTTCTCATGGAGTTGCTGAACAAAAAGAAGGTGTCGATGCTTATGGTGAAAAATACTTGTATAAAACTAATGGTTGGGATTACAAGACTGGTGAATTAATTGACGAGGAAAAATGGTAGAGTGGATTGAAGCAATATTACAAATAATAGGTATACTAACTGTAGTATATTTATTTACTATATGGGGACTCAGTGGTGGTTTCAAAAGATTTTTTACTTTCAAAAAGAAAGAAAAAGATGATGTAAATAGTGGAGCGAAGTTTGGGTAATTTTACAAAAAAACAAAAAAAGTTACAAGAAGAACACGAAAAACGAATGGCCAAATATCGCAAGATATGGAAAGAACAAGGTTGTATGCACTGGAGAGATTCTTCTGATTGACAATTATTGTTATATTATGTATAATAATAGGTGATGTATAGTTTAACAATATTCAAAAATACTTATGATAATAAGACTCATAGAACTATGAGTTTTGATTCATGGGATAAATTTGAAGAGTTGCTATACAAATTATCTAATGAACGAGGTGCAAAAGGTGGAAATAATAGTTCTGCTCTTATTAGTCCTGCTAGGTTTGACGAAGGTCGGACAAGAAGTAATAAGAGTGTTAATAAATGGGGTGCTTGGTCTTGTCTTGATGTTGATAGTTATATACTTGCTGATACATCTGGCGATGTTCTTGTGCAATTAAAAAAAGAGTTGTATGAAAAGTTTGGTGCTTATCATTATGTATGTTATAGTACTGCATCATCTACAGAAAAACGACCAAAGTTTCGTTTAGTCTTTCCTCTTACTAAAGAAGTAGATGCGAAGGACTTATCACATTTCTGGTTTGCGATGAACAAACAATTCAAAGAAATTGGTGACGAACAAACAAAAGACCTTGCCCGTATGTATTATGTTCCTGCACAATACCCAAATGCATTTAATTTTATCTTTACTAACGATGGTGTCAAACTTGACCCAGAAATGTTAATGGAGAAACATTCTTATATTGAAAACAAGGGTGTAAACTTTCTAGATAGATTACCACCAGAATTACAGAAAGCAGTTGTTGAACATCGTAAAAGCAAACTAAATAATACCAACGTCAATTGGTCTAGTTATAGAGATTGTCCTTTCTGGTCAAAGAAACTTGAAACAGAATATCGAACTATAACAGAAAGTGGTTGGTATTATAAAATGTATCAGATTATGGTCGCAACATCTGGTAATGCAGTATCGAAAGGTTACCCAATTACTGCTCAACAAGTCGCAACTCTATGCAAAGAGTTTGATGCAGAAACTGGTGGTTGGTATAAAAACAGAGATATGGTACGAGAAGCAGATAGGGCCTTAGAATATGTCTACAGAAACAGAAGTTAACTACGTGAAAATTTTAGTTACAGGTGGAGCAGGATTTATCGGCAGTCATTTGATGAATTCTTTACTAACAGAAGAATATGATTTGTATTGTGTTGGTATTGATAACTTTAATAACTATTACGACCCACAAATAAAAGAAGATAGATGTGATGCTTTTGGATTAGAAATAAGAAATTGTGATTTAAATGACTTTGAAAAACTAGATTATCTTTTTCAGGATTATGAACCAGATATTGTCGTACATTTAGCGGCACGTGCTGGAGTTCGCCAAAGTGTCGGCAACGAACACTTGTATCACAGAGATAATATAGATGGCACACAAAATTTAATTAACGTATGTAAGTTACATAACGTCACTAAAGTAATTTATGCATCAACATCATCTGTTTATAGTGGCACAAAAACATTGCCATGGACAGAAGAGATAGTTCAACCACATCAAAAGAATCCATATGCATATACTAAGTATGTAAATGAATGTCAATTTAAAATGTCTGGTTTACATAATATAGGTCTAAGATTTTTTACAGTATATGGTCCATGGGGTAGACCAGATATGGCATTGTATGATATGACAAAAAATATCGTTGCTGGTAATCCTGTTAGAGCATTTAATTGGGGTCTCATGAAAAGAGACTTTACGTATATATCTGACATAATCTCTGGTATTAAATTATGTATCTTTAATCAAGATATACCTTCAAATGAAATTTTTAATATTGGTAGAGGCAGACAAGTCGACCTAATGCATTTTATAAATAGAATAGGAATTGAATTGAATAGGAAACCAGATATTATAAAAACACCACCTCACCCTGCAGACGTAATCGAAACTTGGAGTAATACATCTAAGATTGAAAAGATTGGATATCAACCAGTAGTTGATATCGAAGAAGGTGTTGCAGAGTTTGTAAGTTGGTACAAAGATTATCATGAGGTTAATTAATGAAATATAATAAAGAAGAATGGGATAATCTCGCATTTTGCATTAAGACAGAACAAATTTCACCACGTGATGTATATGCAATATTTAAAGATAATCCAGAGTTTGAAGAATGGTACAAAAAGAAAAAGTAAAAATAGGTATTGTTGGTTATGGATTTGTAGGTCAAGCAATTGACTATGCATTTACTCACGACTTAGTTGATAAGTTTTATGTTGACCCAAAATTAAATACCAACATTGACGAATTATGTAAATGGGACCCAGCATGTGTTTTCGTGTGTGCGCCAACACCAATGTCTGATAATGGAACAGTTGATGGTGCTATCGTAGAAGATGCAGTATTAAAAATAATTCAACACACAAATGCACTTGTTGTTATTAAATCAACAGTAACACCAGATATTCTGACTAGATTATATAATTCAGTACATGACGATGATAAACTTAGAATCACACACAATCCAGAGTTTTTAACAGAAAATAATGCAAAAGAACAATTTGTGACTTCTAGAATGAGAATTATTGGTGGACCAACAGAAGAATCTTGCCAAAGAATTATGTCACTCTATAATACGTTTAGTCTATGTATTAATCTTTCTTGGGTTAGTATGACACCACAAGAAGCGGCCATGGTAAAATATGGTGTGAATAGTTATCTTGGCATGAAAGTTACATTCATGAATCAAATATATGATAGTGCAAAAAAACAAAGTTTAAGTCCACAAAGAATAATCAATGGTATCTGTAACGATGATAGAATAGGTTTTGCACACTCTAGAGTTCCTGGGTATGATGGTAAACGTGGATTTGGTGGTGCATGTTTGCCAAAAGATATGAATGCAATTACTAAATTTGACGAAGACTTGACTTTGATTGCCGAGTCTGTTAAAATAAACAACAAAATGCGAGAAGAGTATGAACTCGATGAACGAGAGAAATCTAACAACATAAATTTTGAGGATAAATAATATGGCATCTATAATGGATAAGTTGAAGAAAAATTCAACACTAGGAAATACTGCGATACTTTCTGATTCTAAATTCTTTACTGAATCAGATATGGTAACTACAGACGTACCCATGATTAACGTAGCATTAAGTGGTAACTTCGATGGTGGTGTAATGCCAGGTCTTACTGTTCTTGCTGGACCAAGTAAACACTTCAAGACATCGTTTGCATTAAAAATGGCATCGTCTTATTTAAAAGAAAAGAAAGATGCAGTATTACTATTTTATGATTCAGAGTTTGGTTCACCACAATCTTACTTTGAACAATTTGATATTGACACAAAGAGAGTTTTACATACACCTATTACTAACGTAGAAGAATTAAAGTTTGACTTGATTAGACAACTAGAAGAATTAGATAGAGACGATGATGTAATCGTTGTGATTGATTCTATTGGTAACCTTGCAAGTAAAAAAGAACTTGAAGACACGTTCAATGAAAAGTCAGTCGCAGATATGTCTCGTGCAAAATCATTGAAAGGTTTATTTAGAATGACAACACCTTATTTAAAAATGAAAAACATACCGCTTCTTGCAGTAAATCATACTTATAAAGAAATTGGTCTGTTCCCTAAAGACGTTGTTGGTGGTGGTACTGGTATCTATTATTCTGCAGACAACATCTGGATTATAGGTAGAAGACAACAAAAAACTGGCACAGAAGTTACTGGTTATGAATTTGTTATCAACATTGAAAAAAGTAGATATGTTAAAGAAAAGTCTAAGATTCCTATTTCAGTATCATGGGAAGGTGGCATAGAAGAGTTTAGTGGTCTACTCGATGTTGCACTTGCTGGTGGTTATGTAGTCAAACCTAGTAATGGTTGGTACCAAGTAGTCAATAAAGAATCTGGTGAAATGATTGGCAGTAAACTAAGAGAAAAAGATACTTTGACAGGCGAGTTCTGGAATCCTATCTTTGCAGATACAGACTTTAAAGATTTTGTTAAGAATCAATATTCTATTGGTTTGACTTCAAAAGTAGATATGGAAGAAATCGTTAGTGAATGATATCGTAGATAAACTTAGTGAAGGTATTCACTATGAAATTATTCCAAGTTCGTTAGATGAAAAGGGTTGGGACGTAAGACTGCTAGAAGAGTTTCCCGAAACTGTTATACGTTATGGTAATGTTGCATTCGATGGTAAACAAGATGCACTTACTTTTAACTATAATATAGTTAGCAGTCCTGACCCTGAGTTAGAAATAGAAGGCAACTTTGAATTCCAAGAGTACTGTGGGAGAATACTAAGTAATATTATAGAGGCATCTATTGCCGATGGGTCAATGATGGCATGGGACAAAGAGAATGAAGAAGTTCTTGCAACAAAAGAAAATTTAGAATGGGCAGAAAATGAATATAAATCTAGAACAGACGATACTTAGAAATCTTCTTACTAATGAAGAATACACACGTAGAGTATTACCATTTCTAGCACCTGATTATTTCGAAGGTGTTTACAAAGACTTATTTAAAGAAGTCGCAAAGTTTGTATCTAAGTATAATAAGATACCAACTCTTGAATCATTTAAAATTGAAGTCGATGAAGGCAACAGATTAAGTGAAGAAAACTATCGACAAGCAATTGAAATGTTGCCTAATATTTTTACTGCTGAATCTGAGAATCTAGACTGGTTAGTTGAAAGAACTGAAAAGTGGTGTCAAGACCGTTCTGTATATAATGCAGTTATGGAATCTATATCTATCATCGATG